GCTTCCGCTCTATTGGTGGGCGTTCCCACCAACGCTACCGATTGGAACTGCAAACGGTTCATACGCAAATGCGTGTTGTGGCTCAATCACCTTCCGAAACGGTGAGATGAGACACGATCGCCAAATTTTCGAGTATACGGTCGAATACGATAAGGGCGGGGTCTATGTCCTGCCTAATGCTTTAGTAAGTGTTGCAAGTGGCCGCCTCGACATTGATAGAAGCGCGAACCCGCTGAAATTACGACTTGATCGTCAGGGTGGCCCTTTCAGCCTTGAGATAATGGATAGGAGTGATGCGCCTTCCCACACGTTCGAACGGGTGAATGGCAGCTAACCTGCCCAAACCGGACATTGCCGCGGCGAAGGAACTCTCCGCTGCATTGACGCTTCTCCGCGGGTTTTAGCGCCCTCGACACCCCCGATCTGACCAGTCGATACCCCGGCTGCGTTCGCCGAAAGGCGTCCAGAATGACCGCTCCGGAGGGCCTCTTGACAACAGACTGACGGCAATGCTGAAATTTGGGAGTAAGGAGGTTACCATGTTCGATGACCAGGACCGCGCCTACTTTGCTCGACGTGCCGCGATGGAACGCATATCGGCTTCCGAAGCATCAGACCCGGCGATACGCAAAATCCACGCAGATATGGCGGAAGAGTATCAGCGTAGGTCGGAGGGAGCTGAACCCCGAAGTTTGGTTCCTCTCTCCGCCGACAAGCCACTTTTTACGGACGGCAGCTAGCCACCAAAATCAGACATTGCCGCGGCGGAGAATCCCTCCGCCGCAATGACGGTTTTCTGCGGGTTTCAGCGGGGCATGTACCCCGCATTTAGGTAGGCGATACCCCGGCGCTGACGCCGGGATAGATACTCGAAAGCACGAAGATCAGCGTGCCTTGCTATGCCATGCGATCTAGCAAGCCGCAATCAGCGCGGAGCGGTCGCGCACCCTGCCGGTGTAACGCCGGTGCGCATGATCGCGTCGACGCACGTCCAGAGCTTCCGGACACCGCCGGCGCGGTTATTGCCGCGCTCGATCGCGCCGGCCGCTTGGGCGAGCCGCTCGGCGATCTCAGCGAGGACGCCCTTGTCGATCGATACCAACTCGCCGGACGGCTTGCCCGCGATCGGCGCCAGGCGCTCAGTCTCGACCAGCTCCTCCGGCAGCGCCGGCATCGTCGGCCGCTCGGTTCGCGCGCGCGATCCCGGCGTTGAGGCTGTCTGACATGCGGTCGACAGGAGCGGCAGGCAAAGCAGCGTCAGCAGCTGCAGGCGGAACATTGGCGAGCGCATTGCGGAGATCCTCGATCGTGGCTTGGACATAGGCGTCGGTCTGCGCATCGATCCGGACGGTGCGCGCGGCGATCGACTGTGTGACGGTGGCGGCCGCACGCTCGTCGGCGCGCGCCTCGGCGACTTGGGCGGTGTGTGCCTTGTCGTTCGTCGCGGTGATCTTTGCGGCACCGGCCGTCTCTCCACCGCGGCGAATGATCACGACGCCGGCGGCGATCGCCAGCGCGACGACGATCGCGACGATCACGCGGACCCGCGTCACGACGTCGCGACCTTGCACCGGCCGCGATCGACGTTGCCGACCCGGTGCGCGATCCAGCCTTTGTAGAAGACCTTCAGCTTCGGGTTCACGCGGACCAGGCGCGCATATTCCGCCGCCTGCGATCGATCGAGATTGACCAGCGTTGCGACGCACAGGTTGCTGGCGCCGAGCTTGCCCTGGCACGCGCGGTACGCCGCGATCGTCCCCGGCCCGACGCGGCCGTCGGTCACCAGCTTGGTGCCGCACAGCGCGTTGGTCGACTGCTGAAACCACGTCGATGGGCGAGCCGGCCCCATGTTCACGGCGGTATCGAACAGCTCGGCCGTCACCGCGGCGTCGATCGGCACCAGGGCGGCATAGCCGGGCTGCATCAGGTACCGCGTGTAATAGATGCTCTCCGCCACTTCGCGCGGCAGCGTCCGCATCGGCCCGGTGTAGCCGTTCTGCACGGCAACGGCCTTGGTGATGCCCATATGCGTCTCGCCGCCCGGGTCGGCGGGGTGATTCACGTAGCCACCCTCGACGGCGATCACGCTGGCGATCATGGCGAGCGCGATCGTGGCAATGCCGCCGGCCGCCTTCGGCGCGACCTTGCCGGTGATCGACTTCCACAGGCTCTTGCGATCGCCGGCCGGCTTCTGCGGGATCAGGCGGACGACGATCGTTGCGACGAACAACAGCGTCGGAACGAGGTCCGCAACCGACTCGGGAACTACCGCTCGAATGTCGTCGGGCAGTCCGTTCCAGATCTGGAGCAGCGTGTCAGGGGCAGCGGCGGCAAGGGCAGTGAGCAGGGCGCCGAGCGCGGACATGCGCACGGACCACAGCGGCCAGGCGCGCAACCATAGGTCACGCACCCGACGCATGGCGTCGAGTTTCATCGGGATCTCCTTGGGGATGGCGGCAGCCGGCCGCCGGCGGGATCAGGTGCGGGCGGGTGCGCCCAGAGACGAGGCGGCGCGCGGCCGACGTCGGATGTGAACGATTAACCGGCAGGCGGGCGGGATCGCCTGGATCGCCTGAGCCGCGGTGCCGGCCAGGATCATGAGCATCGGACCGTCGATCATCTCGCGGCGATCTTCGGCGCTGGCGCCATCATCTCGAGCTTGGTCTCGATCCGGATCGTGCGGCCGTCGATCTTGGTCAGCAGATCGGTCTTCGCCTGGTTGGCAGCCTCGAGCACCTCGATCCGCCGGGTGTTGGTGTCGATCTGCGCAGAGCGGTTGCCGTCAGCGCGGAACATGCCGCCGACGACCGCGAGCGGGGCAACGGCTCCGCAGCACATCATGATGATGTCCTTCAGCGCCAGGCGCGACGGCGGGGTGTCGGTCACGCCGCTCGCTCCAGCTCGTTCCACCCGGCGACGTTCTCTGCATCGGTCCGATCACCGCGCGCCGACCAGAAACCGCAGTCGAGGCACAGAGGGCCACGACCGGTGCTGGTCGCGCCGGCGATCAATTCGCCTTCCGGAATTTCAATGGTGATCGAGTGACCAGCAGGATCGACATTCGCCGATCCGCACCCGGGGCACGACTTCAGGGTCATACCAGTTCCTCCCAAAAGACATAAAAGAAGATCGTGCCGATCGACGTCTGCGATTTGATATGCAGTCCGAGCGCCTGGAAATTGGCGGCGCGGCCCGGCACTACAAAGCTGTACGAGCGGAAGGTCTTGGTGATCGGCTTAGTCTCGAACCCGGTGCCGAAGCCGTTGCCGGACGCATCCAGTCCCGCCTGCTGCAACGAGATCGTGTCCCCGGCCTCGGTCGAACGCGCGACGACCGTCACCTTGAAGTTCGCCGCCTCGCCGAAATAGTTGTTCGAGCCGTAGCCCGGGAAGATCGGGATCGGCTGGTCGGGCATGCCGGGCGGGATGATGAGGAAATCCCCCTGGTGCCGCACGAACGCGGTTCGCCCGGTGACGATCGTGTTGGCGGGCAAGGCGCTTTTGTTGCGCGCCGTAACGGTGAAACGTCCGCCCTGAAGCGACACCTCGGGCTCGTCACGATGTCCGTGCCACAGTGGCCCGAACGTCGTCTCGAACACCTCCATCTGACGCTGACGGACCCCGACATGGATCGGGATGGTGTCAGTCCGCGTGCCCGCCGCATTGATGAACAGCGATGGCGCATTGGATCCATCGGAGGTCTGCCGGCCGCGCACGACGATCGTCCGCGCCTCGGCCGGATCGATCCGATGGACGTACGAGCCGAGGCCCTGGCTATCGACCCGGTTCGCGTCGATCCAGATCGAGAGCGTCGCACCAGGCGAATTGCCGCCATAGCTCGGGATCCCGAGCGGCGAGATGTCGATGAAGCCCGCGCCGGCCGCCATCGCCCCCTGGGGCTCGAAGTAATTGTTGAACAGGCTGATATGCCGGCCGGTCGATTTGTACGAAGCGCCGTTCGCTACCTTGGGCGACCCGAGGATATCGTTCTCGCGGACCGTGTTCTGCGATCCGAACGTCAGCGCCGACGTTTCGAGGATCCCGTACCGCTCCCAGTTGTAGATTCGGTTGCCCGCGACGACACAGATGTCAGACCCGTTCAGCAGCACGCCAATTCGGAAGCCAAGGATCTCGGACAGGGTGAGCTGGCTGTTGAACCCCTTGGTGATCGACACGCCGACCGAGTTGTCGTTGCGCGCGCCGCCCCCGACCGAGTCGATGACATTCAGCCGTTCCATGTTGGTGTAATGGAAGACCGTCTGCCCCCCGGCTTCGGTGACCGGCGACGACCGATCGCCGATCGCGATGCCCTGCAGATTGTACACGGTGAAGTTCGTCAGCAGCGGGCCGTTGCGGTCATCGCCGCCACCCATTGCGGACCACATCAGGGCGGGTGCATCGCCGGCGCCTTCGAATGACGCCGCACCGCGCGAGCCGCGCGTACCTTGAATCGTCGCGCCGTCGCTGAAGTTCGCGGTGCCGCCCAGCGCGTAGCCCCTAGGCTGCAACACGACGCCGCCGGTGACCGCCGCGGCGGTGACGAGCGAGAACGCCGTGCCCGTGCTGGGGCGAGCGGCCGCCTCGATCTGGCGGACCCACGCGCCGACCGTCAGAGCCACCGTGCCGGCGATGATGTTGACGTCGTCGGCCTTGCCGGTGAAGTCGCCGGTCTTCCAGTTGAACCGGCCGTCGAGGATGTTCGGCACGCCGACGAGACCCGCGGTCTGGCGGCCGATGTCCGAAGCCTTAAACGCCGCCAGGCTGGTATAGCTGTTCGCGCTCAGCGCCTGGTCGACGACGGGCTTGCCGACATAGCGCGCCCCCTCAACCGGAACCATGCCCGCCACGGTCAGCACGTTGTAACGATTGAGCGTACTGCCGGGGATGCTGACGACGCCATCGACCGCGATCAGGTTCAGATCCTGCGTCGATCCATCGTCGAAGGTGACACGGTAGAGTCCGCTGCCCCCTTGTAACGTTAACGTCTCGAGGGGGCGCGTCGCCGCGGCCGTCGTCGTCGGGATATACGTTGTCGCACGTAACCCCGCTTCGAGCTGCACATACGAGAACTCGGCCGTTGCGGTCGACGTCGTAGATGCTTGATCAATGCGGCCAAAATAATAGCCGTATTGATTGGCTTTTACGCCGGCCAGGGAGAGCCGCGACGTTCCGCGAGGAGCGATCGCAACAGTGCCGACCGCGCCATTCGTAGAGGTAAGCGCCCCAGTTGCGGTGTTCAAAATAACCGATCGTGCCGCGGTGACTTCGAAAAGTGAGATGGTTGCAGCGTCAAAGTTTTTGACGAAAGCGCTGAACGTGCGCGGCACGTTGTTCCCCGAGCCATAGTCGCTCGGATACTGATCGAACGCCGCGCCGTCCGTACGGGAGGAACTGCGGCCGAAGCGGTTGGACGCCAGGCCGTCTGGACCGGGAGAACCCGCCGAGCGCGTGGCATAGATACGGAAGTTTGGCGTATTGATTACACCGGAACCGACCTGAAGGTTGGTGCTTGCAGGCTCGATCAGCACGCCGCGCGATGCGCCGGTCGCCGGATCATAGTCGAACCGCGGCGTGTCGGCCGCAGTACCGAATTCCATGATGCTGCTCGGCAAGCTCGCTACTCGCAGCGTCTGAACAACGCCGGGCCGCTGCGAATCAGGAACCGATACCGTCATCACGCCGCTGACAACTCGACCCAGGCTTACGTCTGAAGGCGTGCCGCCATACGATCCGGGAGCGTAAAACAGACTGCAAACATAGGATCCGTCAGCCATTCCAGGGACGGCGATGCTGATCGTTTCCGCAGGCCGGGTAGCGGCCGTGGTCGTCGTCGGAATGTACGACGAAGCCGTCGCACCGAGCTCCATCTGGATGCCAGATGCCTCAACTGTCCTGGCAGTGAGCGAGCCGCCCGTGCCCGTACCAACACCACCGGTGCCGAACGAGATATACATACCGGTGTCTGCGGTAGCCGGCGTGTTGGTATAGGTCAGGCGAGACCATGCCACGTCAACCGCAGCCGTTACGCCCTTGTTGTTGCCGGACGCAGTGAGACCGTTGGTACCGAAGTTGATCGTCGTCACAGCATCAGCCACCGAATAGATCGATGCCGTCCACGCCTGGCCGGCGGTGATCGCCGTGTTGGCAAGCGGAGCGATCACGGCATTGTCGCCGAACGCAATGCGCGCGGCCTGCGCACCGGTCGGCGAGGTCCGACCGGCCGAATAGGTGATCGTGCCGCTACTGGCGCGACCGGTCAGTGTGTCCGAGTTTTGAAAATAGTTCGTGCGAGCCGGCTCGAGCATGAGTCCGCGGCAAACAGCCGCAGCCCCGTTCACCGGCGGATCGTAGTCGAAGCGCGGGACGTTTGCCGCGGTGCCCAGTTCCAGCGCGCCGGTTTGCGATCGCCGCGACCAGGGCCCCGCCGCGCGCTGCACCGTCACGCCCGCGGGCAACACACCCGCCGTGAAATCGAAGTCGGTATATTCGAGCCGCTTGTACCGGGAGTAAGCACCCGCGGCCCGCTTCACCGACGCGCCGGCCGGCGCCGCGCCGTTGCGGAAGTCGAAGACGGTCGTCTTCACCGAATAGAGGATGGCGAACGTGTTGGGCCCGTCGCCCATGACGCTGAAGGGCTTGCCGTCGAGGTTCGCAGCCGCGCCCGCCTCGACCGTCGTGTACATCAGTCCACCGATCGCGCTGAGCGCCGTGCTGGCGAACAGTGCGGCCTTGCCAGCATCAACGCCGGTTGCAGCTGCGTTGGCCTGCGATCGATCCGCCGAGTCCTTCGAGAGGCTGGCGGCGCGCTCGACCAGGTCCGCACCGTCGATCGCCAGCTGCACGACATTGTTGGCGGCGATCGTTAGCGTGGCGCCATCGATCGGCGCCGAGAAAGCCTCGCTCTGGCGGGCAAAGTTGTAAGGCGCGTCGAAGATCTCCGGCGCGTTGTCGCTGTCCATCACATGGGGCGGCAGGATGACGCGGCCCTGGATACGCGTAATGCCCGCGATCTTCAGTCCCCAGCGCAACGTCTGCGACGCCCCGGGCACGCCGGCATAGCCGAGACCCTGCCGGGTGGCCTTATTGATCTGGATGCGCAGGTCATTCTGCCAGACGCCGTCGATCGACGTGACCGACGCGAGGCGGATGCCCTCCCCGGCCGCGACCAGCTCGAGCGAGACGAGCGCCGGCCCGGGCTCGTCGCCGGCGCGGCGGATCTGCGCGCGGATCGGCACGCCCGTCAGGTTCGGACCGATGACGCGGAGCGGCAGCTCGTACACGTCGTCGTTGCGCCAGATCGGAAGATCCAGCGTGGCGGTGGTGGTGACCATGCGATTGGACTCCGAGTTACTGCTGATTGACGTTCGCGGGTTGGCGGACGTTGTTGCCGCCGCCCCCGCCGGGGGGCGTGCCGCCACCGCCGCCGGTTTGCCCGCCGCCGGTGACGGGGGTCACGATCGAGCCGACGTAGTGCCGGCCCGGCTGACCGACCGAGTTGAAGGCGCTTGGATAATCTGTGGTCGCGGCGATCGCGACGTTGCCACCGGCGCGGGCGGCGTCGTCGTAATAGAGGTAGTAGGACGTGTTGCTCAGCAACCCGCTCAGCGCCTTCGCCGCGACGGCGACGTCCTTGTCGGTATATCGTCGGGTATGGGCGCTGATTGCGATCGAGGCGGATCCGGCCGCGTCGCTCGAAGTGATCGAGATGTTGACCGGATAGCTGTTGGCGATGATCTGCTGCGACAGCATCGCCTCCACCGCCGCCAGGCCGGGCGTGCCGAACTCCCAGGCGTTCGAGGGAAGCCCGGGCGACGTCGGTGGCACCGCCGTCTGCCCGAGTGCGAAGGCATGCTTGCCGGCGTTCTCCGATCGGGCGGTGATCGTGACGATGCCGCTGCCCGCATCGAGCGAGCGGGTCAGGATCATCACCGACTGCCCGTACAAGCCGGCCTCGGGCAGATCGAGCGTGACCACGTCGCCGGGTTTGTAGCCCAGCCAGCGGATCTTCAGGGGCAGCGTGATCGGGCCGAACTCGCGGGCATTCTCGATATCGTAGCGAGCGAGGGTCGCAACCTGGTGGGGCTGCTCATTGGCGAAGCACTGCACGAGCGGATACGATGATTCCTTGCGGACCTGGCGGCGATCGGCCGCGACGTACGCGTCGACGATGATCGGCTCGGCCGCCACCTCCGCCCAGGTGGTGGTGGTCGTGCCGGTGGCCGCGTCGGTGCTCAGCTCCTCGGACCAGTAGCGCGGGACCAGCGCGTTGATCCGATCGCGGCGCGCCTGCATCGCGACGACGCTGATATCGCCTTGTGCCAACGCATTGCGGTCGATCGTGGCAAGGCTGACACGCGGGGTGGAGACGATGCAGCCGAGCATCGCGCCGAGCCGAAGCGGCTCGCCGGCGCCCGCCTGCAGGATGTCCTTCAGCACGTCCCACTTGTCGTCGGTCGTCGACTTGACCCCGCCGACGCGCCAGCCGTTGATGTCGGCGACGTTTGCCCCCTCGACGAACTGGGCGAGGATCAGGCCGGAGGCGGGAAGCCCGACGCCGGCGACGAGCTTTCCGTTCTGCCGCCAGCCGAGGCACCAGGTGATGCCGACGACATAGGGGTTGTTGCTCCATGCCCAGGTCGTCTGATCGTCCGCGCGCTGCGCGCCGTTGCCGCCCGGGTAGGTGCTATCCTTGCGGGGATCGTAACAGAGCACGCCCTTCCCGCGCCAACCGCATGTCGGCATCGAGGTGAAGGTGTTCTTGCCGTCCGCGTCATATTCGAACGTCGCGATCGTCGCTGCTTTGCCCGACAGCTTGTGCTGCGGGGTCCAGCCGAAGGGCCGGCCGGTGCTCAGCGTCAGCGCCGCGGGCTCCGGGCAACGGCCGAGCTGCCGCGCTTCGTGCATATAGGCGCGGGCACCGACGGTGACGGTATCGCCAACGACAGCGCGGGCGATCTGGTCGACGTAGAGCGTGTCGATCGACTGCACCGGGCCGATCGACCACTCGGTGACGATCGACTGGTACTTGTTCTTCGAGCCGTACGCCTGGCGGTAGATGATGTGCCCGCCGCTATAGGCTTCGCCGAGGACGATATCGATGCCGGCGTTGGGATCCGCCTTCCACTGGTCGGGAGATCCGCCGCCGGATGCCTTTGCCGCGGTCAGCGAACTCGTCGCCATAAGGGCGGCCGCAGCAAAGCCGGCGACTTTTGCAACGGTGGCGGCGGTCGCAACGAAACTGGCCGTGGCGCTAGCGGCAGCATATTGCCCCAGCAAACCCACCGTCGCAGCGGCGCCGACGCCGGTAGCGATCAGCGCGACACCGCCCACCACCATTGCGGCTGTTGCGAGATACTTGCTCATTGCGGGGTGACCCGCCAAGCGATTTGCAGGCTGACCTCTTGGAGCACGGCCGCGCCCGCTGCGTGCTCATGGTAGCCGAGCAGGCGACCGTTGCTCAGCTTGACGCCGAGCGCGCCGAACGCGTCGCCGGACTCGCCTTGGACGATGTCGCCGGCGACTGCCTCGGCCGGTGCGATGCGCTTCAGCCCGACCGCGTCGATCGCGGCCGCCATGCTGTCGAAGCCGCGAGCTCGAAGCATCTTCAGCGCCGATCGCGGGCTCGCATAGCTGCCCTTCGACGGAACCCGGACCTTGTAACCCATGCGGCGCAGGTGCGCGGCTACGAGGCGCGCACAGTCATTGTGTCCCCAGCGGAAAGGTTTGCCGACGAACTCGTCCAGCGTCGCCTGCGCGGCCGCCACGCGGCGCACCATGATGTCGCTCATCGCCTGACTCCGTCCGGGCTCGAGGTGCCCCAATAGATTTGCTGCGCGACGTAGGTGACGAAGGCGCACCCGAGTTCGTCCGGCCAGAGATACTGGTGGAACGTGTCCGACAGGCGGGCCCCGTCGTCGGAAAGGAAGAAGTCTTCGAAGATCGAGGTGATCTCGTAATCCACCGTGCGGCCGGTCGAGCTGACCTTCAGCGATGCGACGTCGAGCAGGCCGTTGAACAGCAGAAGCGGGTCGCCGATGACCAGGCCGGACATCGGATCGATCGCGCCAAGCCAAAGGCGCACCGGCGATCCCTGCATGGCGACCGACGCGAGCTGCGCGGCCGCGGCATCCTTCGCCGGGATGAAGGTCAATGATAGCGCGGGTGCCTCGTCGCCCATGCCATCGGTCAGCGTGTCGATCGCCGAGAACACGCCGACGACGTCGTCACTGCCGGTGAACGTCTCGACCGTGCCATCCACAGAGAACCTGACGAAGCCGGAGCCGACCAGGAGCCGGACCGTGCGGCCGGGCAGGTCCATCCGGATCGCGCCGAAGATCGTCGCGCGATCGGCGCCGAGCGCGGCCTCCATGGCTGGGGACATCTGGGACATCAGGCGATCTCGCTGACCGTGAAGCTGAGGCCCCGCACTCGCGCCGGGATCATCGTCCAGCCGTCGGCATCGCCCGACAGTTTGCCCTCGATGATCGGCACACCGAACTCGCAGACATCGCCGTCCGAGACCTGGACGCGAAGCATCGAGCCGAGCGGCACGGCCGCGCGGCCGTCAGCGCCAGCGCGGACCGCCTGGCGAACATAGTGGAGGTAGCGCCGCCCGCCGTGCCGGAGCGAGAAGAACTGCCGCCGGTTGAAGACGTAGCGCGGCGTCGCGCCGCGCACGTTGAGCACCATGCCGGACTGCCCGACGCCGTCGACGACGATGCGGCCGGGCGAGCCGACGTCGAACCCGGGTTGCGGGAACGGACATGCAACCGTCTCGCCGGTCATCCAGGCATCGAGCAGTGCCGCAGTCCACAGCCGACCGTCCGGCTCGGGCTGCAGGTTCGGCGTCTCGATCGCCATCGACAGGCGCGACCCCATGAAGCCGAGCCACTGCTCGACGCCGCCCGTCGGCGGGGTCTGCCAACCGCCGAAGATGATCGGTGCTGGCGAGGCGGACTTGGGCAGCGGGGTCGCCGGCAGATAGATCGTCATCCGCGCCTCCCGAGCTGGCGGCGCCGCGCCTTGGTCATTTCCATCTTGCCGAGCTGCGCACCGCCCGCGGCAATGCCGGGTGCCGCGGCACCGATGCGCTGGTCGGCCGCGCTCGACACTGTCGCGGTGAACAGGTCGGTGTTGAGATCGATCGCCACCCGCATGCCACCGCCACCGGTATCGTTGGCGGCCTGCATCATCCGACGGCTTTCCGCGGCCGGGTAGATCCGCGTACCGGTCGGCAGATCCATGATCTCGCCGCCATTCTCGTGCACATAGGTCAGGCCACCCGAGAATGACTCGGTACCCGTGGCATTTCCCGGCGGGCCGATGGTGGAGGCGCTGACGGTGGCACCCTTTCCACCGAACAGCCCGGCGATGTTGCCGAGTGCGCTGGTCAGGGTCGGGAGGTTGCTGTTGCCGTTGATCAGGTTCTTCAGCGGATTGAGCAGCGCGAGTTTGATGAATTCGCTCTTGAGGCTGTTGAGCATGGTCTTGCCGGCGTTACCCCAGCTCGACCACGTATCCTCGCTCAGCACCTCGTCGACGAACTCGTTGCCATAGCCCCGGACCTCGCCGAGCGCGGCAGCGGTGACTTTCAGCTTTTCGTTGACCGCCTGCTGCGCGTCGACGCCCGACATGATCTGCGCGACGTCCGCGGCCGCCATGTCCGGGAACTGGCGGCGGATCTCCAACGCCAGACGCAGCTTCTCGAGTTCGGTGTCGCGCGTGCTGTCACTGGCACCGGCCAGCTGCAGCTCGCGCTCCGACAGCGCAACCGAGTCCTGCTGACCGCGCAGCGCGTCGAGAATGTACGAAGCCTGCGACTGCGCATAGGCGGCGCGCGCCTCGTCCACCTTGGTATCGACGAACGTCTTACGATCGTCGCCGACATAGCGCTTGGTGTCGGCCTCCTGCTCCGCCGCGCGCCGCGCAGCCGCGATCGACTGCTCGAGCGGCGTACCGCTCATGCCGAGGATCGATGCGCGCAGCTCGGCAACGGTGCGACGCGACGCGCTGATCGCCTCGCCGGCACCGCTGCGTGCCTCCTCGGCATGGGCATCGGCAAGCGCACCGCGGTAGGCGGCGACCGCACGCATGATGCCGTCATACGCAGCCGTCATGCCCTGCCCCTGCGCGATCGTCGCGGCCGCGAGCAACGGACGAAGCGCGGTCTCGTCCGACAGCGCCTGGTTCATCTGCTCGACGGTCAGCGTGCCGGCAGCGACGTTATCGTTCGCCGCCTTTCGTGCGGCCGTCTCGTCCCGAAGACCGGCGATCGTCTTCGTCGCGCTCGCCACGCCATCGGAGATCGAAAGATTGAGCTGGCGGCGCATCTGCGCGTCGACGTCGATGCCTTTACGGGTGGCATCGGTCGATGCCTTCCGCCGCGCCTCGGCTACCATGCCGGCCGCGCTGCTCTTCAGATAGGCGTCGGCGACGTCGAGCGCGGCTGCCGCGCTGACTTCCATCGATGCCGCTTGCCGGGCGAGCGACTCGGCATGCTTGTTGCCGGATCCGGTGGCCTGCGCGCGAGCGCGATCGCCGCGCGACAGCGCCATGGTCTCGGCCGACGATCTGTCGATGACCTGGCCGGACATCTCAAGCCGTGCGCGCTCGGTCGCCAGCGCCGCCTTGGCCGATGGCGATTTGGTTGCAGCGATCCGCGCATCGAGGGCCGCGAGCTGGTTGGCCTTCTCCTGGCGGGGGATGAAGGTATCGATCGCGTGCGTATATGCGCTCAGCGTCTCCGTAAGGGCCTTGCGATCCTCGGGCGGCATGTCGGTCTTGAGCGCCGCCCGAAGCTTGCCTGCCGCGGACTGATAGCCGCCCAGCTGATCCGCACCGGTGTAGCGATCGACGACCTGCTGCCCCGCCGCCCGGGTTGAGTTTGCCTTTGCCCGATCGGCCCGCGCTACGTCCTGCTGGGCCTCGAAACGAAGCGCGCTGATCTGCTTGTCGATGCCCGCACGATATTCGTCGCGGCTCGTCCCCATGAGCATCTGGCCGACGGTCGGCCCGCGATCGCGCTGCTGCTCGAGGTCCCGGATCTTGTCCTGGATCGCGCCGCCCGTCGCCATGCGGTCGAGCGCCTTGCCCATCCATTCCCAGGCGCCGGACGCGGCATTCTTGATGTTGTCCCAGCCCTGGGCGAGCACGTTGGCGTGATCGGCCGCACCGTCGAATGCCGGCTGCAACGATTCCAGCAACACGCGCTGCGCGCCGACCATGTCGCCCTGCTCGACAAGCTTCGCGATATAGTCGGCCGTGGCGAGGCTCACGGCGCCATATTTGACGGCAAGCTCTTCGGCGCCATTGATCGGATCGGCAAAGGCGGCGCCAAGGGTTGCAGCCGCGGCCTTGGCGTCGGTACCGGTGGCGGCCGCGAAGTCCTGCGTCATCGCCGTCAGGCCGACCAGCACCCCGCTGGTGATCTTGCCGGTGCTGACATAGGCAAGCTCGATCTCACGCGCGGCAGCGACCGACATATCGCCGGCCTTTGCGGCCGACGCGGCATTTGCCTCGAGCTGGCTGCCGTTCAACCCGAGGACGCGGCCCGACCCTTGCGCGACGGCGTTGAATTTCTCGATGCTGTTCGAATAGTCGAGCCAGGCTTTGGCCGCGATCACCGCGGCGATCGCGGTGGCACCCATCGCCAGGCGCGCGGGCGTCAGCAGGCCGGTGACCTTCTTCGTCGCGCCGGCGACACCATGCTCCTCGGCAAGCGACGACGCCGCGTCCTTGGCCTTGTCCTTCAGCCCGTCCAGGGCGCCGCCGGTGTCGCGCGAACCCTCACCGACATCGCGGCCCGATTCACGCGCTGCGTCGCCGATCGCATCGAAGCCATCCGCGATCGTCTCCCCGCCGAACAACAGCGTCCGGATCTTGGCGAGACCGCCTTCCTCAGCGGCGAACGACTGAAGGACCTGCGGCCCCTGCTGCATCAGCAGCTGCTGCGGATTGATGCCGTTCGCCGACGAGCCGACAATATCGGACAGCGTGTAGATCAGCGTCTGCTTCTGATTCTTCGACAGCGCGGCGCTCTCGCCGTTCTGGCGCTTGATCGCAGCCGTCGTGTCGTCGAACCGCTTGCGCGCATCGTCCTGCGCGGTGGCCAGCTGCCGAGCGGTCAGGATACCGGCCTTCTCGGCAAGGTTTACCTCGCCGAGCTCAGCCGCCAGGCGCTGCTCGGCCGCCCAAAGCGGATCGATCGCGGCGCGCAGTTTCGTCGCGGCCGCGGTGGCCGCCTCCTCCGCGCGGAACTGCTCTTCGAACGCCTCGGCCGACTTGCGGGCCGCGCCGGTCGACCGATCGAGGTCGACCGTCGCATATTGCGATCCGGATCCGCGGTTGGCGAGCGCGGTATCGAAGTCGCCCTGGCGGGTTTCCGCGGCTGCGGCGAGCTTGGCCTCGTTCGCCATCCCCTGCCAGCGTGCCAGTGCCGATGCGTTGGCATCGAGGGACAGCCGGGTCTCATCGAACCGGGCACGGGCACGCGCCTGCGCCTCGGCGAGCTGGTCGGTCGACAGGACGCCGGATTGCTGCGCGACTGCAACGTCCGCCATCTCGGCCGCGAGGCGCTGCTCGGCCGCCCAGAGCGGATCGATCGCGGCACGCAGCTTCGCGACCGTAGCCGCCCGCTCGTCGGCCGCGCGGCTGGCGACGCGCTCTGCCTCGGCAACCCGGGCAGCAGCTTCCGCTTCGTCCCGGGCCGCAGCCTCGAACACATCGGCGGAACGGCGCGCCGCACCGGTCGAGCGGTCGGTGTTGACGGTCGCAAACTGCTGCGACGTCGGCGTTGCCAGGGCCGCGTTGAACGCGTCCTGGTTGGCAGCGCCGGCCGCCGCCAGCTTGGCCGCGGCCGCCTGGCGGCGATAGCTGGCGATCTGGCGATCGGTGAGATCGTCGACCGCCTTGCCGGCCTTCGTTGCCGATGCCTCCGCGGCGAGGCCGATCGCCGTCACCGAAGCGACGCCGTCAGCCTTCACCTCGGCAAAGTCGTTCCGAACCTGCGCCTTGCCCGCGGTTACGAGCTGGAAGCCGACGCTACGCATCGCCATCGTCGTCTCCCCCTTCATCGAAACCGTCGGACGGGTTGACCACCGACCCCTCGATCAGGGGGAGGACGGCAGCGAGCATCGGCATGTCGACGCCGGCAGCGGCGCCGGTGAGCATGACGGCAGTGAAGTCGAGCCCGACGGGTCGGGTCGTGAAGCCTTCAGGGGTGGGTACGACGATCATACGGACCTGCGACCCGATCCCGCTGATCAGGTCCCAGAGTTCTTCGCCGTCGTCCGTTTGCGGCTCATGCTTTTCGTACGGGCACGTGGGCGCGCCGGTTTCTTCATCCCGGCATCGTCCGTTTTTGCCGCTTTCGCAGGAGAGCTGGCAGTACCGGGCTCCGGCGTCGCCCCCGCTGAAGTGCCACTTCGCGAGAGCGCATAGCCGTTTTTTTCCGCGTCCCGCCGGGCCCAGGGCAGGACATATTCGCGGTCGGCCGCCTCGACCAGGCGTGGCTCGGCAAGGAACGCCGAGACGGTGCCGGGCGTGACGCCGACAACATTGCCCTCGCCATCGAAGATATCGACATCTGGCGTCGGCTGGATCGGGTTCCGATCGTCATCACCAATGCCGTCCCACTCGAGCATGCCGGCGCGCAGCATGGCCTCGGTGAAGGCATCGCCTGCCATCTCGTTGGCGTCGGCAACACCGGACCGCAGCACCTCAGCGACAGCGCGCCGCGCGAGGCGCAGCGCCTTGGCGCCGACTGGTGCGAACAGCACGCGCACTGCCGGCGTGTCACCATTGGCCGGAATGAGGGTTTTCCATTCCGGCTCGGGCGTCTTGCTCAGCGCGTACATCAGGCGTTTGCCCCCGCGTCGTCATCGAGGTCGGTGTTGTCCGACGTCGAGCCGGGCTCGTCGGTTTCGTCGACCAGCTCGGGGTCGGTCTCGGCCGACGGATCCGCAACAGCAGGATCGCTCCCATCGCTCGAGCCGGGCGCATCGGTACCGCCTGCTGCCGGATCGAACCCGACCGGCTGCGCGACGACGGGCGACGTGCCCGCCTCAACCGCGCCGATCGGGGCCAGTTCGTCCACGGCAGGCACATCGATCACAACCGGCGCGAGGATCCACTGGATCTCGATCGCGCGGTCGACGACGAGGATCTGATACTTGTCGTTCTCGCGGACCAGGTTGCCGTCTTCGTCGACGGCGTAGCTCGAAACGGTGCCGGCCTCGACGTCGGCGCTGATGACGCGCGGGATCGTCTCGCCGGTGGCGACGTCGACGACGCGTACGTTGCGCGCGATATCGTCGCTCGTCGTGTGATCGAGGACGGACGGTGCGGGCACCGGGTTGGTGATGATCGTCATGGGGTGCTCCTCGAGACGTGGATCAGGCGTAGCTGGCAACGTCGTTGACCAGGACGGCGGTCAGCTGCGCGGCTGCGGAACCCGAGGCCTGCCAGTTGAAGACGGCCTGGATGCCCTTGGGCCCCGAGACCGAGCGCTTCGGCTTCGGCAGGAACACGCGTGGCAGGGTGAAGACGAGGCTGGCGATATCGGTTGCCCAACCGAAGCTGAGCGCGACCGGCAACTTGCTGCGCGCCTTGTTGTAGAGCGCGAGCGTCGCAAAGCGCGTCGTGATCGAGCCGCTGGCACGGCAGACGCCGGGATCGAAGCCGCCGATGCGACCGTCGGCCCGGATGACCTCGAGCTTTTCGAGATTGTTGGTGTAGCCGAGATCCGCCGACAGAATATCGGCCGCAGCGGCACCGTCGACAGTCACCGAACCGGTCGCCTGCGCGAACCGGGGGCCGGTCAGCGCGGTCGGCGATCCGGCGATGCTGATCGTGCCCGGATCCGACTCGCCCTGGGCGATCACCGACAGCGACGCGTTCAACATGCCGGAACGCGCCATGCCGATCTTGAGCTGGTTCACCGCCGCACCGTAGTTGGTGCTGAAGACCGGGCCATCCGGGTTGCCATACTCGATCGACAGCGACGGGATCATGCCGCCACCCGATTTGAACGTATGAGTGTACTTGCCGTTGACCGGGCCGGTCGTGACCGGCGCACCGAACGTTGCGCGAAGCCAGAAGCCGATGGCCTTGGTATCGACCGGCACGACGACGTCGCCATCGTTGGTGATGACGTCGTAGGTGGGGTCGAGGCCCTCCCGGCCGAAGCCGAGCTGGTCGTCCTCGAGGAGCGGCTGCTCCTCGCCCAGACCATGGCTGACCATTGGCAGCTTGAAGAAACCGGTGGCCGGGGTGGCACCGTACGACGTTTCGAACGCGGCGTTCTGCACCGTGTTGATACCAAGGGGACGGCCCATGGCGCTCTCCTGTTGTGAAAGGGGAAGGATCAGCCCAGCGCGCTGCTGGTCGAGTAGAAGGCGATGATCGCAAAGTCGGCCCAGCCGACGGCGCCAGCGCCGCGGACCTCGACTTCGCCGTCGCTGGGCGCGTCGGCGTCGAGGTAATTGCAAAGTCCGCCGAGCGTCGGATCCGCGCGGATCTCGCGGTCGAACCCCATCAGCATGTCGTCGAGGACCTGCTGGCTGCTCTTCGTGCCGGCGCCGTACCCGGCGAGCTCGATCGGGATACGATGCTCCCACCAGTAGGTCGGCGGTGAGAGATCAATCTCAGGATCGCCGGGATCGCCTGAGCGAACGATGACCATGCCGAGCGGATCGACGGTGGTCGGCTTGGCTTCCTCGGCGGTCATGCCGCGCACGACCGAATGCGGCGCCGCGCGCCTGGCCAGTTCCTTGACCGCGGTGAGGACGTCGAGACGCTTGGACAAAGGCTATCTCCAGCGCGCGTTGAGGTTCGTCTCGAACCGGGTGTTGGCAACTTCGGCGGGTACCGACAGGTCGATCGACTTCGGCTTCTTCACCGCGCGCACCAGCGTGAACATGATCACCGACTGGACCGGGCGCGGGTTGCGCGTCTTGCCGCCGCGCTCGCGGTCGGTGGCATTGCGCCACCGGCCGGTTGCCTTGCGGATGACGAGTCCCTTCAGCACCAGATATCCAACGCCGGCGTGTCGCTGGCTCGGCGTCTTGAAACCCTTGTCGCCCGGGCTGATGAACTGCAGCTTCCGGCCGTACCGGGCTTCGACCTCGTCCGGGGACAAGGCATTGCCCGATCGCTTCATCGGTACGTCATCGGTCGGGATGGCGAGGAAGCGCTTGCCGGCGCGCGCGACGATGCTGGCGCCGGTGGAATAGCTCTCGATGATCGCGGCCGCGCCGCGCCCGTCCTTTGATGGCTGCGCATAGACCCAGCCGCTCGGGTCGAGGCTGACGCGGCCCGAGCGGTTCGGGTAGCTGACGCCGCGTACCGCGTTGGCAAGACGCTCGCCAAGGCCGGCTGCGCGAACCTGCGCACGGAAGACCTCTTTCACGTCGTTGGTCGTGTCGGCCATTGCCGCGGTCATGAAACCGGCCACGTCCTGCTCGGCGCCGGTGAAGAGCTTGTCGAAGTCCGGCCCGGTGATCGAGGTGCGCAGCATCGGGCCTTACGAAACCTCGCAGGTCCAGATCGTGCCGTCGTCGTTCAGCCGCGGCTCGCCGTCGATCGTGAACTGCTCGCCAGTCCGGACGACGGTAATCGTGTCGCCGTTGACCGGTTGTGCGACCTGGGTGATCGGCAGCAGGAATATGTTCGTCGCGACGACGAAGCCGGTGCCGTTGGCCTCCAGGAGACCGGTCGGGCGGTTCCAGATCGCGGAGATCCCGCCGACGCCGTTATACCGTATGGCTTCGCCGAAATCCTCGGTCGAAAAGAACACGGCAAGGTCGCCGGCGAGATCGAGCGCCACCGGGTTTAAGCCTCGTCGCCCGCGACGGCCATTGCATAGACCTCGACGAACTTGACGTGGCCGGCCGATTCCAGCGCGGCAAGATCGTCCTCGTCGAGCCCTGCCTCGATCGCGATCTCGTCGGTGATGATCGTACCGGCGGGGATCACGTCCTCGGGCGAGACGTGAATTTCGGCGACAGCCTGCGGCAGCTCGACCGTGGCGGGGCGATTGAGAACTGCGCCGATGATGTTCTTGGTCACCATCGTTGCGGTGGCGGCTAGGGTCGACTTCTTCGTCGCCGCCTTCTTGGCAGGCGTGTTGGCGGTGTCGTCCATGTCTGGTCTCCAGGTCGCGGGCCCGTCGTCCGACGAGCCCGCATGCTTCAGTTTTGGGTGGCAGGTGTTGCCGAGGCGATCGTCAGCGGACCGTGACGCACATGGTCGCAGCCGACCGCTTCGGGATCAGCAGACGCGACGTCTGCGTCTGGACCCACTCGGCAGCCGGGTTCTGATCGATCCAGTTCTTCGGGAACCACTCGATCGGGACGTAACCCGATTCCGGATCGAGGATCGCACCATAGGTCGGCGTGCCTTCGAATGCCGCCGGCGCGCCGAGGATCACGGTATAGTCGGGCAGCAGCCACTTCTTCGAGCCGTCCGAGTCCTCGTAATAGTCGTTGTAGACATAGAGCTCGACGGTACCGACGCGGCCCTTGAAGATCGGCGAGCCCGGCGCGCCGGGCGTAAAGCCGAGTTCGACCGCGCTGCGGGACTGCCCGAGCGTCGTGTCGATCTTCGTCTTGAAGGTGGGATCTGCTGCGAACAGTGCCCATGCCTTCTTGTCGAAGATCACATGGCTGTACGACGCGCCGACCTCGGTCGATCCCTCGTCGAGCCAATCCTCGACGTTCTGCACGGGCGAAACCCGGTCCTCACCCCAGCGCGCCGCGAGCATCAGCGCCTTGGTCAGGTTGGCTGGACGATCGAAATCGACGATCGCCGTCGGATAGTCGTCGCCGGTCATCGTCACGCGACCGGTGCGGATCGTTTCGGCCGCCATGACCTCGTCGCGCCGCTCGATCTGCTTCTTATGCTCGAGCATATAGTCGAGCATCATGAGGTCGCGGCGATCGGCCATGGTAAGTTCGCCGCCGAATGCTTCACCGGGGCGGCGCTTCTGCAGCTTGGAGGGGTCAACGCGGTCGGTCGGCTTCTGGTAGCCGGGCACGAACGTCTCGGTCTGATAGCCCTTGTCCTGGCGGGGCTTGCCGGGGACGTAGGGGCTGACGAACGGCGACAGGCGGCGATCTTCGAAAACGCGGTCCCACTTGATGTCGGGCGTATCGAACAGGATCGGCGTGGCCGAGAAGAACAGGCTGCGCAGGAAGTTGCCGGGGACCGCGAGGGGCCGGATGATGCCGACCAACTCGGTCGTATCGAACAGGGTAAATGCCATGAGAAACTCTCCGGATGCGATTTGGGCGGCCCGATCTGCTGACCGGACCGCCCACGAGACGAGACTGAAGGCGGCTCTCGCCGCGCGGATCAGCCGAAGGTGATGTTGAGGCGGCGCAGATGTTCGCGCGTGGCATCGGGCGTCAGCCCTGCGCCGAACACGAGCTGCTCACGCACGAAGTCGCCGCTCTCATAGGCGATCGCCTCGATATCGCCGCCGGTGGCATCGACGTCGTAGGCGAGCACCAGGCTCGGCACCTGGCTGCCGTCGATCGACGCGGCCGCGGCGAGCTTTGCACGCTCAAGGCCCGCGACCTTGGCGGCCGCGGTGATCGTCACGTCGAAGCCGTCACCGACGACGAAGTCAGTTGCGCCGTCCGTCAGCACACCGCGGATATGCTCGTTGACCAGGGCGGTGCCGCCAGCGGCGGGCGTGATCGCCACTTCGCCCAGCACGTAACCGTCCGGGTCCTCGAGGCGGAACGTACCGCCATTGGCAGCCGCGACGACGCAGCGCAGCGTGTACGTGCCGGTCTTGGCGCGTGCGCCGATCGGCGCGGCCGCGTCGAGCACGAACGTACCGTTGCCGGTGTTGCCGCCGGCCTTGGTGGCGGAAGCGGCGCCACCGAGTGCAACGACACCGAGCACGGAGGCAGCGACGAAAACGGCGCCGCTCAGCACCACCTTGCGCGTGCGCAGCAGCGCCTGGGAACGAATGAAGGTCTTGGGCGCGGTGAAAGTGTCCACCGCGCGCGATGCACGCTCGTACATGGATCAGGTCTCCAGAAAAATCACGGTGCCGACGCGGCACCGCGCGGGTGGTTGGTGGCGGCCCGGAGGCTCAGCCCTTCGGGACGAGATGCGCGACCGCTTTGTGGCCCATGGCCGCGGCACGGGCGACGATCGCGGCCCCACGCGCCTGACCGGTCGGGGCCTTCACCCCGTTTTGACCGCCAGCGCGGCCACCGACCGGCAGCTGATCGGCCCCCACGGCGCCAGTGCGGAGCTGCTCCATGCTCGCGCCGCGGCCCTTGGCCGCCTGGGCGAGACCGATCGCAAAGTCGCCGGCGGTGGTGCCCGTCTCGACCGCGTCACGCAGCGACGTCGACATCGAGGTCTCGGGGCAGAGGTCGACCAGCGCGAGGACGCGCGTGCGCTCGGCCGTAGCATCGACGCCAGCGGCGTCGGCTGCCGGCGCATCGATCGCGGAGACGACGATGCCGTCGTGACCTTCCTCTGCCAGCATCGCGGCGATCGCCGTTGCGTGTGCCGCGGATCCGACGATCGTCAGCGCGGTGAGGCCGGCCAGCGCCGACGTGGTGTTATCGGGCTCGCCCGGCATTGAAGTCTCCATGGATGCGCGGGATCCCGACGATCGGGTCCGCTTGGTTTTGGCCGGTGCCCGGCCGTTCACGGTGGCGACGAACTCGGCTTGCGAGTCCGCCCAGCCCATGACCTTGTCAGCGAGGCCGACCTTGACGGCCTCCTCGCCCCGATAGACCCGCGCCTCGGTCGCGCGGACCGCAGCGTCAGTCATTCCGCGCGCGGTCGCGACATGGGCGACGAAGCGCCCATAGGCGTGGTCGATATCGGTCTGGATCGATGCCCGAACGGCGTCCGGCAGTGCTTCGAAGGGATTGCCGTCCGCCTTGTGCGCGCCGGCGTGAATCAGGGTCACCTTGATCCCGTCTTTCTCGAGCTGGCCCGAGAAGTCGGCGTGCATGGTGATGACGCCGATCGAGCCGGCAAAGCCGAGATCCTGAACCGTGATCTCGTCGCAGCAGACGGCAATCGCATAAGCAGCCGAAGCACCGACACCGCGGATGATCGCGCGGCTTGGCTTCTTCCCGCGGTCGGCCATCATGCCGGCGCACATCTCGAACAGATCCTCGACCTCGCCACCGGGCGAGCTGATGTCGACGATGATACCGCGGACGTTGGTGTCGCGCTGGGCAAACCCCCAGGCGGCCGACACCGCGTCGTAACCGGTGAAGCCCGAACTCGGGCTGACCCCGCCGCCATTCTCCGACACCAGCTCGCCGCGCACGTTGATGTGCGCGATGCCGTCGACGACATCGAGAACGTCCGATGCGGTCAGGTCCGACCGACGCTGGTCGGCGTTACGCTGCGCGTCGATCGACGCAACGGCGGTCGCTGCGCGTCGCTCGAGTTCGCCGATGTCCAGCTGCTCGCCGCCGGCATGCATGAGCAGCTGGCTGACGTCGAACCGGGGCCCAACGGCGCCGAGCACGATCGCGGCGGTCGACGGCAGGACCGCGAGCGGGGTGTTGAACAGGCGGCGCGTCACGTTGGCGCGGCTGAAAGAGCGGAAGCTCATTCCTCTTCGTCCTTTTTCTTGTCGCCGTCGCCGGCATCTTCAGGGGGCGTGGGCGCCTTGGCAGCGCCCGGTTGCGTCGGGACGGTGAGCCCTTCGCCGACGAAGGCGCGATGCTCGGCACCGCGCTTGCGGATGTTCTCGCGGTGGCTGCCACCGGTAAGCTCGGCGGTGATCTCCTCGCCGGTCTTCCAGGCGTGGGCCTCCTGGATCTCGTAGCCCTTGGCTTCCTGAAGCGGGTTGAGCGTGATCTTGCCATCGCCGCGCCAACCGACGCCGGCCCACGCAGCGCGTCGACGCAGATCGGAAAAGAACCCGGGCATCTCGTAATCGCCGCGCGCGATCTTCTCGGCGAGCCAGCAGACATACTGCCAGATCGCGATATCGCCCTCGAGCCAGGCGCGCTCGGCCCGAACCTGAAGGTAGAACACCTCGAGCTCGGCCTTGCTGGCGGTGTAGCTCGAGTTGAAGAGCAGCATCAGCACCCCGCCCGGGATGCCGATCGCGGCGCCGATCTGGCGGACAATCGCTTCGAAGAACGGCTCGAAGGCGGAATTCGGACGGCCGGGCGACTTGATCTCGACCTCGGCATCGCTGTCGATCTCCATGACCGACCCGGCTTCGAACCTGTACTGGTTGGGCGCTTCGGGTGGCGACACGCCACCTGCGCCGTCAGCCGCTTCCTCGCCTTCGTCGCCAAAGTCCGGCGCCGGTAACGGCGTGGCGCCCTTCGACTTGTAGACGACGGCGATCATCGCCGACATCACGGTCGCATAAAGCTCTGCATCGCTGGCGTCGGAAACCATCTTCAGCGGTTCGATCACGGTGGCCAGCAGGCCGACCCCGCGGACCTGCTCCGGACGTTCACGCTTGAAGACGTGGATCACGCGGGGCAGCTCGAGGTCGCGGTCCCATGCTTCGATGCGCTCGGGGACATGCGTCGTGCCCGGGCGCATGACCAGATCGCCGGGGTGTTGCTTCAGGACATGGT